GATGATGAGCAGCGCGAGCTGGTGTTGTTTGCTGCGTTGTCCGGTGCGCCTGTCGCGGATCTGGAGGGGCTGAAGCTGGTGGATTTTAACCGCTTGCAGGCCGGCTATTTTCGCATGGACAACGACGACGGGCTTTAACCCCAGCGTGATCAAGTCGGCGGCGAAACGTCTGGCGGCGGAAACCGGATTTTCCGCCGCCGAGATCCAGTCGATGCCGTTCGCGGATATGGTGTGGTGGCTCACGGATTGAGCCGCCACCGGTAGTGCTGGGCACATGAGGTCCATGACATGGCAAACAAAATCGCCCTCGGGCTGGTGATCGGCGGTGCCGTCAGTTCCACGGTCGGCTCCGCGTTCAAGGACGTGACCGGGCGCATCAAGCGCCTCGAGGCTGAAGGCAACAAAGCGCGCGTGCTGCAGCGCACGATTGGCGACACCATCCGCCTGCGCGAAGAATGGAAAAAGGCTCACGACACCGGCGCTGCTGGTGCGTCCAAATTACTCAACCGGTTGAACTCAAACCTCGACAGCCTGAAAAAGCAGGGGGTCGAGGTCGGTCGACTGGAAAAAGCCTATCGCTCCATGGGGCAGATGGCCAACAAGGCCGAGCTGAAAGCCAAGGGTCATGAGCAGATTGATTCTGGTGTAAAGGGCATGAAGGGCGCCGTCGGTGCGGCGGTGATCGGTGTCGGTGCGATGGCGGTACCGACCAAGGTCAGCGCTGATTTTGGCGCGATTGTGCGGGATATCGCGATCAAGGCCGGCATTGCCAACAAGCCGCAAGAGCAGGAGATGTCGCGCAAGATCATCGACACCTCACGCGACACCGGCATGGCGCGCAACGATGTAGCCGACGTGGTCAATCAGTTGGTCGGTGCCGGTATGGAACTGAGCAAGGCGCTGGAATATGCGCCTGTCGCGGCCAAGTTTGTCGTGGGGCAAGGATCCAGCGGCGTCGACACGGCGAAGATGATCAACGCCCTGGGACAGAACGCCAAGATCACCGACCCCAAGCAGATGCAGCAGGCGCTGGAGGCGATCGCTTACCAAGGGCAGGCGGGCAGCTTTGAAGCGGCCGACATGGCCAAGTGGTTTCCCGAACTGCTGGCCAACATGGCCAGCAACGGCATCACTGGCTTGGACGCGGTGACCCAATTGGGCGCCATGCTGCAGGTGCAGATGAAGCAGGCCGGCAGTTCGGACGAAGCGGCCAACAACCTGAAAAACTGGATGGGCAAAATCGGTTCGACCGATACCGTCAAGGCTTATGAAAAGGCCGGGATTGACTACAAGGGATCGATGCAGACCGGTTTGCAAAACGGTATGTCGACGCTTGAGACCAGCATGGCGCTGGCACAGAAATACATCCAGGCGACCGATCCGGCGCGTGCGGCGAAAATGGCCGAGGCCACGGCAAAAATCAGCGAGCAAGCCGATCCTGAAAAGGCCAAGGCCATGATGGCCTCGCTGGAAGAATCCCTGCGCACCGGCGACCTGTTCGCCGACATGCAAGTCAAGGCCGCACTGTCGGCCTACATGCAGAACAAGGCGCTGTACAGCCAGCTCAAAAACGATTCGCGTGACGCCACCGGGATCCTCGACAAGAACCTCGCCGAGCGGCGCGAGTCGTCATCGCAGAAATGGGCGGAAATGGCCCAGTCGATGGATGACGCCATGCGCAGCATCGGTGATGCCCTGCGTCCGGTGACGGACACCGTGGCCGAGTCGTTGACCAAGGTTACCAAAGGCATTACGTCGCTGACGGATAGCGCGCCCGGAGTGGTTGCCGGTATCGCCACGGTCGGAGCGGGGCTGATCGCCTTAAAAGGTATCTTCAACGCGATCAAGATCAGCAAGGGGCTGCTAAACCTTGCGCGTGGGTCGCGCGGTGGCAGGAGTGGGAGCGAAGCCCCAAATAAAAACCCCGGAGAACTTGATCTGGTAGCGACTGGCCTGGATGTTGTTTCGCGGGTGAAGGAAGCGGCTACAGGCGGTGGCCTTGGTGCTGCAAATGATGCAGGTAACGACGGCGTCCAAAAGGTTTTCGTCGTCAATGCCGGCGCTATGGGTGGCGGTGTGGATGCGCCGGGCGAATCGCGCCGACGCGGACGTGGATCAAGCCGCAGCGCTCGTCGCCGGACGTTGCCGAGTTCGAGAGGTCCTCGCCCGTCTGTGCCTCGTTCCCCTGTTTCGATCCCATCGCCATCAGTCCCGTCCGTTCCAAGTGGGGCATTGTCCAAACTCGGCGTCGTCGCAGGAACCGTCGGTAAGGTCGGCAAGGCGGCTAAGGTCATTCCTGGCGGCACGCTGCTGGAGTCCGGCGCGATGGCTTTTGAAACCTTTCAAAACGCCAAGACCAAGGACGAAAAAGCCGAAGGTTACGGTTCGGCAGCGGGCAACCTGGCCGGCACCATGGCCGGTGCTGCAGCAGGCGCCGCCATCGGTTCGGTTGTGCCGATCATCGGCACCGCTATCGGCGGCATGATCGGTGCCTATCTGGGCAGTCAGGGCGGTGCGGCGCTGGGCGGGTCGTTGGGTAAGTCGCTGTTCGGTGGCGAGGATGAAAAGCCCGAACAAGCGGCAAAGGCGGCGGTGCCAGCCACGCCGCTCATGATGGCGTCGGCGGGCCAGCAAGGGCCGGCGCTGGGGGATGTCGCGCGCTCGATGGCGGTGACGGCGCCGATCAAGTCGGCGGCGATGGCCATCCAGTCCAAGGAGGCGGCGAAGCCGGAGCCGGCCAAGGTGGATCAGCAGTTTCAGTATTCACTGAGCATGCCGGTGACCGTGCAGGGCGATGTCAAAGACCCGCAAACCTTGGCGCAGGACCTGATGCCGCACATGCAGCGAATTATGGCGGACGCGGCGAAGAGTAACGCCGCCAAGCTGTACGACGAACCCCATGTCTGAGGAGGTTTCATGGCTTACATGGAGCAGATGCAATCAAGTCTGAAGTATCTGGTGGATGCGGCGGAAACCGGGCGCCGTAGCGCGGATGGCATGCTGTCCCCGGTCAATGGCGCGATCCGCGAACTGACCGGCGCCGCGTCCGAGTTGGAAAACATCCCGTTCGTCGGGCCGGCCATCGGTGCCAAGCTTCAGCGGGTAATGCGAGGCGTCGACGCGGCTCAGGCCAAGGTCGGTCAGGTGGTGGCGGTGTACGGTCGCGCTACCCGGGCGGCGGCCGAAGTTCAGGAGCGGCTGGGCACATTGAAGGAACAAGCGGGCAGGGCGGCCACGGCGATCAACAACGTCGCCGGCAAAGTCAGTCCGTCGCTGGCCAACATCGTGCCCACCAGTTCCTTAGCCGTGGAGGCCACGCCGGCGCCGGAGGTGGTGAAGCCGTTCCCGCACCTGATGATCATTCAGCCACGCGATCCGAAGATTGAGCCGTATTACTTCAACCTGGACACGGCAGCTTTCGACGAGCTGAGCCGTTCGACCGAATTCCGCTGGGCTTCGCAGGAGCGGCTGACGCGCCGGCCGGCGAAGCAGGCCATCGGTATGGGCGATGAAAAGTTGACGCTCAAGGGCACGATCTATCCGGGCTTCAAAGGCGGTTTAAAGCAGCTCGACACCCTGCGTTCCATCGGGGCCAGGCTGCAACCGCTGACCTTGACCACGGGCTATGGCGAGGTGATCGGGACGTGGTGCCTGAAAAACATCAACGAGGAACAGTCCGCACTGCTGCACGGCGGGATTGCTCGAAAACAGGGATTCACTTTGGAGTTTGAGCGCTATGGCGACGACATGCAGGACGTCTGACGGCGACATGCTCGATGTCATTTGCAACAACGTTTACGGCCATCTGAATGGCAGCGTCGAGGCCGTGCTCGATGCCAATCAGGGGTTGGCCGATGAGCCTCAGCCGTTCCGGTCGGGCGTGATTATCGTTCTGCCGGATCTGCCCAGCCCGACCAGTGAGGGCGTCAGCTTGTGGGATTGACACGGGGCGATGCCTTCGCCGCCGCCGCGCCGCGTTACGCGTAACGACGCCTTGTTTTTCTGGCCCGCCTTGTGCGGGTTTTTTATTGGAAAAAATCCATGACTCCGATGTTTCGAATCGTCGCCGATGGGGCCGACGTCACGGCCAAGATCAATGATCGGTTGTTGCAGCTGCGTACCTCTGACAAGCCGGGCATGGAGTCCGATGAGTTTGAGTTGCGTATCGACGACCGTGACGGGCAGGTGCAACTGCCACGGCGTGGCAGCTCCATCGAGATCTACCTGGGTTATGCCGAAACGGCCTTGACGCGTATGGGCAGTTACACCGTCGACACGGTCGAGGTGTCAGGGCCGCCGGATACCATCGTGATCAAGGGCAAGGCCAGCGACATGCGTGGCAGCGGCAAGACGATCCGTAGCGGAAGCTGGGAAGACGTGCCTCTGTCGAAGATCGTGGCTGACGTCGCCGCGCGCAATGGCTGGACGCCGGTGTGTCCGGTATCGACCAAGGTCGCCCGGGTCGACCAGCTCAACGAGTCCGATTTTAATTTTATCACCCGGCTGGCCAAGCAATACGACTGCACGGCCAAGGTCGCCGACAGCAAGCTGCTGGTGATGCCGCGCCAAGGTGGCCAGACGGCCAGCGGGAAAGCATTTGGCGCCATCACTCTTACCCGCAGTGACCTCAGCCGCTGGCAATTCAGTCTCGGCGATCGCAATTCCCACAAGGCGGTGGCCACCAAGCATCAGGACAAAAAGAACGGCAAGCTCGCGGTGGTTACCATCGACAATGATGACGCTCCGGACGGCCTGCCGGCAGTGCATACCGACCGCCATATTTACCCAAACAAGACCGCTGCTGAAGCGGCAGCCAAGGCCCGTCTGTCAGCGTTCAACCGCTCGACCGCCGATGTGCGGCTTGAGATGCCCGGTCGCACGGACATCTTCGCCGAGCGTCCCATCATCGCCCAGGGGTTCAAGGCCGGGCTTGATGGTGAATACCTGGCGGATTCGGTCGAGCAGGTGTTCACCCAGTCCGGCTGGTCGACCACGGTCGAATGCAATGCCGGCAAAGCTGGTAAATCCAAGGGCAAGAAAAAGAAAGGGCCGAAGCCACCACTCAAGGTGGTGAACATCGAGAAGCAGTAGCCGCATCCTGTCGCCGCCTGAGTGCGGTTTTTTTACGTCTGGAGTTTGTATGTCCATCACTGAACAACAGCTGCAAAGCATCATGCCCAACGCCCGCCGCCAAGCGGGCGTTTTTGTATCCGCCCTCAACGCAGCCATGGCCAATCGGCAGATCAACACCCCGAAACGCCAAGCCGCGTTTCTGGCGCAAGTCGGTCACGAGTCGGGTCAGCTGCAGTACGTCCGGGAACTGGGCGGCGATCAGTACCTGAGCAAATACGACACAGGCAACCTGGCTGCGAAACTGGGCAACACGCCGGCAGCGGACGGTGATGGCCAGTGCTATCGCGGTCGCGGCCTGATCCAGATCACCGGCCACGACAATTACCTGCGCTGCAGCTTGGCACTGTTCGGCGATGAGCGATTGTTGCGCACCCCTGAACTGCTGGAGCTGCCGCAATGGGCCGCCGAGTCGGCCGCATGGTTCTGGTCAGTGAATGGGCTGAACGCGCTGGCCGATCAAAATGAATTCAACACGATCACCCGCCGGATCAACGGCGGCCTTAATGGCCTGCAAGATCGGCTGGAGTTGTGGGGGCGGGCGAGGGCGGTGCTATGCGTCTTGGCGAACTGATCCCTGTGCCGTATCGGCTGCTGGCAAAAGGCGTGCTGCTGGTCGTCTTAGTCGGTGGTTCCGCAGCCATTACATGGCAAGTCCAGGATTGGCGCTACGGCAAACAGCTCGCAGAGCAGGCCCGACTACACACCGAAACCCTCAACCAACTGAATCTGGCCTCGGCCGCGCAACAGCGTGCCGAACAGGATAAACGCCTCGCGCTCGAGCAGCGCCTGGCAACCAGTGAACAAACCCATTACCGAGCCTTGAGCGATGTCCAACGTGATCAAGGTCGCCTGCGCGACCGCCTTGCCACTGCTGATCTGCGCCTGTCAGTCCTACTCGACGCTACCACCGCCACCGGCGACGGATCGGTGTCAGCCACCACCCCCACCGGCGGCGTGGTTCATGGCCCCAAAAGAGCCGAACTTGACCCAGCGCATGCTCAACGAATTATCGGCGTCACCGACGACGGTGACCGGGGGCTGATTGCCCTCGCCGCCTGTCAGGCATACGCCAAAGAAGTCTCAACACCGAAGTGAAAAAGAGCGGCCGGTCCGGATGCGTCAACATCTGGATCGACCGCCGTCCCTGCAGATGGTCCCTGCAAGTCCAGCCAAGGCTCTTGCTCCGTGCACAAAGCGCGGCGAGCCTAGCACCTGTTTATCCATACAGTAAAGGTCTTGCTTTCAATGTCTACACCCATCATCCCTTGGATGGGCGGCAAACGCCGCCTGTCCGATCGCCTCATTCCGCTTTTTCCGCCGCACGAATGCTACGTTGAAGTCTTTGCCGGCGGTGCCGCGCTCTACTTCATGAAGCCCCAACCATCGCCGGTCGAAGTCCTGAACGACATCAACGGCGACCTGGTCACGCTTTACCGCGTCGTGCAGAACCACCTCGAAGAGTTTGTGCGCCAATTCAAATGGGCGCTCAGTTCGCGGCAGGTGTTCGAATGGCAGAAAATGACCCGCCCCGAAACTCTCACCGACATCCAGCGCGCCGCCCGATTCTTCTACCTGCAGCACCACGCCTTTGCCGGCAAGGTCTCCGGTCAGACATTCGGGACGGCGACGACTGCCCCGGCCATCAACCTACTGCGAATCGAGGAAAATCTCTCGGCCGCTTGGCAGCGCCTGTCCGGCACCTACGTCGAAAACCTCCCCTGGCATGAATGTGCTGAACGCTACGACCGTGCCCACACCTTCCACTACATGGATCCGCCTTACTGGCAGACCGCCGGATATGGCGTGGACTTTCCCTTTGAGAACTACGAGCGGATGGCCGACTTCATGCGCCGCTGCAAAGGGAAAGTGATGGTCAGTATCAACGACCACCCAGACATCCGCCGTGTGTTCGAGGGCTTTCACTTCGAGACCTTAGACATTCGCTACACCACCACCAACCAGCGGCAGGGGAAAGCCGAAGTCAGTGGCGATTTGGTGATCATGAACTGGGCACCAGAATCGTTGGGCGGCTTGTTTTGACGTATTTTTGACGTGTCGCTGCATGCGTCAGGAGCTGGCGACGCGGCTTCGCCGCGGCGATAGTGAAGCGCCACGATAGTGCTGAAAACTGAAGTTCGTTAAAACTCGCCTGCCATTCATTAGCGGCAGCAGGTCCAGTGCACTGGCTGAGGCGATGGCGGCCGCTGAACGTTGGACTGATAGTCAGTTCCCCTAACAGCCGATCATCTGACCGAGAAACTAAGTCCTTTGGGTGCTGTCATAATGATGCTATGTGGATAGCTGGGATGCGCTTTCCCGACTCACACCAAGAAGTATGACCTCATGCCCGCGAATGATGATTTTCGATTTAATGCTCATCACCTGCTGCTCGACCTTGACGCAACCACTAATCACCTCATGATGCTGGTCGTCTCACACGAAGTCAGTGGCAGTCGATGGGATGAGGCGGTAGCCCGCCGAAAGCAAGCCTATGCAGCGTGGGCTTCCATCCTAACGGGTATTCAAATTGACCCGATGCCTGTGCTGGACGGCCGGGCGGCCAGCGGGGACAACCCGACTGCCGCGTAAAGTTTCGGTATCGACTTTTACGCGTGGTCTTCTTCCCAAACGACGGAAACCGATTCCCGCCATTCAACGTCAGTCACGCCAAAACGTTCAGCCATCGGTTTGGAAAAGCGTTTCAGTGGCGGACGACCCGGCTTGAGTATCGGAGCAAGGCCTGCGTCACAGCTCGCCCACTGCCAAGCCTCCGCATTGTTCATCAATTTCGCTCTTATGACGAAACTCTTCGGCTTACCGTTGAATTGATAATCGATGACATAGAAATCAGCTTGCTTCACGAGACCTCCTATTGCTCATGAATAACTGATTTCGCGTGCCGCCGAAAATTTAGAGAAATTGTCCGACAATCATAAGCGCCGTCAGTGCGCTACCCCTCAATGTTGCGGTGGCCGACAACGCACTACTCACAGCTCAACACTGAAACCCTGAATTCCCACGCTTTCGGCAAAACGGCCCACGGCCGTCAGGCTGGCCCAAGTGCGCAGCGATTCACGCCGCGAACGCACCGGCACCCAGCGTGCGCCGCTGCCGCCCAGGCGAATCGAAAGGCCCCAGCCAGGGCCGCCGTCGATCTTGGCGACCAAGCATTCGCGCACCGCGTGTTGTTCGACCAGCGCGCGCAACACCTCTTCGTGAATGCCTTCGCCGATCATTCTTCGAGCTCCGCCTGACGCGCTTGTGACGCGTCATCGAAGATCCGATACAGGGCTTCAATCGCTGCCGGATTGAGCGCCTTCACTGTCTCGATGCCTAGGGCGAAGCCCTCGGCCCGATCGGCGGCGTGCAACGTATCGGCCACGGTGCTCGCTTGGGCAATGCTGTTCAGCAACTTAAAAGCTCGGACATGCACCGCTTGCGGCAAGTCCAGCGCCGCGAAGGGGTCGATCACGCTGTTCATGCCCATTTCCAGCCATTGAGGCTTGCGGGCTGCTCGAGCGCAAGGTCGTATTGTTCTGCCTGGATCAACAGCCAGCCACCGGCCGGCTCGTTGCGCCCATCGGTGATCGGCCCTCGCAGCAACAAGCCACCCGGCAGGACCACGCGCAAGGCGTTCGCTTCCTTCGGGCCTTGCAGGTAGCGGTCGAACTCGATGCGAAACCGTCCCGTGCCGGCGTTGCGCACGCGGATATTCAATTCCAGCGTAGTGAGATCCTGCGGCGACTGGCCCAAGTACAGTGCCAACACGGTGACGGTGGCCAAGCCTTCATAGGCATATGACATGGAGCGGAGTTCCTCTTGGAGGTGGCCGACGCATCGACCAGAAAGTCAGGCAATGGTAGACCAGTACCGGGGGCAGTGGTTGCCGCGTGCGCAAAAAAGGCCCCTACACCTGGGCCAGGTGTGCGGGCTTATTGAACATAAACGGCGTTATATACAGCGAGTCCAATTAAACCGAACCTCGCTCCTCATGATCAGCTTGGACCATAAAGCGCTTATTTCTAAGTGCTTGACGATTAATAGCAAAACTAGCCGCAGGCTCGGCGCTCAATTAGCGGAAGACCTGATATTTATCACCAGAAAAGAAAATGGCTTTTAGTTACTACCCTTTAATAGCCAATAACTCTAAAAAATTAGGGGCGCTTTTCTAGATCGGATCTATCCTCGTACCGCGCAATGGAAGTATGGATATCTTGCGCATCAACTCATGCCACAAACTTTTAAAGGACTACCCCATGGAAAGCTTTGCTATTGCCGCCTCACAAACTAACTGGAATGGCGGTCAACGGATCACTTTAAACGCGGGTGACACGGCCACTTGCACGACGTTGCGCCCTGGGCAGATTTACGGAATTTTCATTTATAATTCCGCTGGCAGCGATAATAATGCGGCCGTAAATGTTGTATGGAGCAACAGCCAGCCTCCTGCCACCATCACTGTTCCGGGCACCACCGCCAATGCCGGCTTGGCGTCGTTAGGATTTGTTTCTGGCACTGACACCCAGACAATCTCAGTTTCGTTGCCGAGTAACAGCGGCATTGCACAGGTTGAGGTGTGGTTGGGCAGTACCAGCATGCCGACGAATACGAGCGGGCTGAACAACAACTCGTTGCAGGCTAACGGGGAGCAGTACCCGTTCAACAAATATAATCGCTATTATTCCGTTCCGCCTTCGAAGTGGATGAATCTTACAATCGTAAGCAAAATCACACAATTCATCTCGTGCCAGTTCCGCGAAGCCGCTGCAACTGTATTTGTTGTGAATGAAACGTCTAATGGCTTACTAGTCGGACAAGTCACCAACATTGGGCCAACTGCTTCAGAGAAAGGAGCAGTTACTATTGTTGCCACACAGATTCAAAATATTAGCAATAACTTGCAAGGCGACGGTACTCAGTGGGTCTGGATGGATGCCGATAGCCAGCAAGATTCAACGAGCGCCAGTATTTCTTTACAATCACTTCAAATTTTAACTACTCAGGAAAGAGCCGCGTTAAACGTGGCTCTTTTTTATCAGTCGCCTCCGTTATGTCATAAAAATGACAGTCGGCGTGTAAACCGACCGATTCCTATCAGTCGTGCAACTCCCTAATACTTCCGTAACCGCATAATCGCATCAGTAATCGCATTTGCGTTTGTGTCTAACGTTTCCAGAGCCGCGATAGCGTTGTCAGCAACATTGTCTGCGCCAGCCCCTGAAATCCAGTGGGTGATCTCTTCAATCGCCGCACCGAGGGCATGCTGGTTGTGCAGGAGCAGTGTTAGAGCATCAGCAGTGGCGATATTGACGTCTGAGTTATTTGGCATGTGGATCATCCTTGAGCGAAAGGTTCGTAAAGCCTCGTCCGGCGTGCCAGATCAGGGTAGCCCAAGCAATCGTTCATTGAACACTTTATTCGCACCAAAATGGCGCGTCTGTCATAAATCTGTCCCATATAGCCAATTCACGTCAAAATCACATACCCCCGACTTTCTACAGGAAGATCTGGGGCTTGCGTTTTTTAGATTTGGCGGTCAGGAGAGATTCGGACTTTCAGCCGCAATAACTGCTTTCGGATGCGGCTCGATATTTTCATTAGACCAACTTCCTCGCGCTCGCAGATCCTGAGCGGTTGCTCGGCGCAACGCTGCTCCCGAATGTTTAGCCACACAACAGAGAGCGGATGCTGGCTGAATCTGATTCATTCTGTGCGCAGAGGTTATCAAGTCTCCATAAGACAAGATATCCTCCGCTGGAACTACTCTAGAGAGGCGCAATGTTGTAGGAGTCAGAATACGATATTTGAGATGTCTGCGGCTGCATTTAATCCACCTCGATGATCACTGCCGGACTTCGGAAGGACGTAAGTGTATCGGTCATCTTCTTGGTAGGTGATCTTCCAGTGTTTTCCCTCAGCAGTAATGCTAAAGCCCAGCTCCTCAAATGTATCTTTGATTTTCTTGCTCATGTCTCTATAACCACGAAGCACGTCTTTGAGGCTTTTTGTCTTTTGCTCGTGTAAATCGGTAATTAAGTTGTTGCTCAAAATGGCATTCAGGATGTGAGCTCGTCGCGAGTTTTCCCGTGTGCTTTTTGCAATGTAGTCTTTAATTGCTAAGAGCGCCACATCCTGTATCTCTGACTCGAAATAATCTTCTTCATCGCCAGTATTTATTAATATACCCCCTTGGACTGGAGTCTTCGATTCGAGATGGCGAACTAAAGTATTTAACCGATCAATTTCTCGATTCAGCGTTTGGATGTGACCTCGCTTTTCTGATAGCTCCGATTCAAAAAGAGCGACGATTTCATTCGCTTCAGCTGCATTTATCCCCTCACGCTTCATTAGTTCGATAGCGTTTCGGTTCTTTACATGAATGACTTCTTCCCAGCTACACTTTCGAGGCGGAATTAATAATGCTAATGCCTCGCAGACCGTCTCGAAAATCTCTTGTTCGAAATCTTTTATTTCTTTTGATTCTCTTCTGAAAATTGTAACGCCAGTTCCTTTGGGCCAGTAAATGCCCACGACGCCTCCGTATACGTTCCGAGATCCAACTTCTCTACGCAAACGGTGTGAAAAGGCTCGACTAGGTTCAACAACTATGTGTGCCATTCCACACAGTTTTCGCGTCAATCTCTCTGGGATGACGGTGTGTTTATTGGCTTGGTTTGCGCTGACATAAACTATTGGTAGGGCGCATGTGTTATTTGCATTAATAACGGCCTTAGCAATCTCAACGCCCAATTCACTCTCTTCTAACACGATTGGTACTAAAGCAATGGGAACGTCGCCGTCAGTACCACCTCCGAATCGATCAATTAATCGGATTATTATCAGCGGTTTTTTTACTTCCAGAGTGGTGTTTGAGGCAGTGCTCGTAAGGATGCTTGCAACCACGCTTACCCAATGTTGGTCCGATTCAATTCTTGTTGATATTTCAGTGATCCATTGAGCGGCGGGTGAGGATTTGATATACCTGAAGGACGAAACAAATAAGTCAGGAGTTTCAGCGCGAGAGAATTCGATAGTTTCTTCTTTCGTTGAATAGACGAAATCTTCTGCGCTATTTAATGTATATAGTTCTTCTTCGGCGAAGTCTGTATAAGGCGAATCTAGTATCCAATTGATGCATTCTTGAAATACGTCTTCACTAGACACAGCATAGTTAAGCGGAAAGCTCACCTTGATAGTCATAACCCGATCTCCATAACAGGAGATGCACGCTATCATTATGACATTATGTAGTCTAGCTGTATCAGCCGAGGTATCAATAAATTAGTTTTTGTAATTAGAAGCTAATGTTCGATTTGAGTTGCCTATGGCTCGCCGAGGAGTTCGCTCTGCTATTCCGACGATACGAGTAGCTTGTATTTATCCGATTGAAATGGGGAAAAACCATTCGGCCACGGCGTGACGGCTTCACAGAACAGTCGATACTGCTCAGGAGCGCTGAAATTTACTTTGAGAACCGGAATTTGAGTACATAACTCATTGCCCATTACACTGAGTTGGCGGTTCACTCGGATTAGATCTTCATTAAGATAACGAGGGTAATAGCCGAGGCGCTGCCCTGATTTCGGATTAATGATGGCAATAGCGTTTGAGTCTGCATGGTTGGTTTCTTCAATCACGCAAGACAATAGGTTGCGACTGTCTAGCGTAATTAATTCATGCTTAGCTGTATCGGAGATGTACGCGATACCACTCACAAAAAACTTCAAGCGATATTCATTGTTTTCTGTCCTTTGCGGAACTTTGATAATTCTAAAATTATCAGTTTTTCTAGAGCCTCCAGAGGCGCTTAGAATGTCAAGCGGGTCATTAGATCCAGGCGACATGTCAAGCCAAGACAGCATCGTATAATATTCCGGGCGTCGCTCAGGAATGATACGATTTTGGAAGAATGGAAAAAGCTCGTGAGATACGTATTCCTTTTCCAAAATACTCATTCGCGGAAAAGGAACAAAGTTTTTATTGAGGGCGCCACGGGTGTAAGAGAAAATATAAACGCCGTGTAGTTCTGTTAGTTTGGCTACGGGTTCCCACATCGTGGTTTCAGGATCTTGCCAAATTACAAAAGCATTATTCATAAGATTTGATCTGCCGCTTTCTAAATGATGGTTCCAAGTTCTCCGTAAGAAATGGTACAAGTTCCATCATATTCGATTTGTTACACAGAAGCATTTCAAGGGCAAATTTTTTAGATGCATCGCTCATAATTTCCGCAGGAACTGGGTCGATAATAGCTTGCATCATCTCCACCGTCAATGCGTTTAGATGTTCCAGCCAACTCAAAGCAGCTTTGGGGTTAAGTATGCCAAAATACTCAAACGCTTTAAATGTACGAAGCCTTTTTTCCTTGAGATAAAAATACGACTTTGCCCTTTTTACATAAGTTTTAACTTGCTGGCCTTCATCGGCTGAGCGAAGTCGGTTAGTTTTTGTGTCATCTGATTCATTCCTACCTAGGCCTGCCGCGTGGTCGAACGACGGCGCGAGGTGAAAACGTCCTTTCCCTGTTACGATTAGCCCCCAGTTCTCGCTGTGCCTGTCTTGATTGGATATTAAAGCGTCGAGCATCAAATACCCTGTGAAGAAATCCGCCGCGCTTTTTATGCCAGGCCGGCTCTTAAATCCCAGTGGCTTGCTTCTAATTATTCTCCGAAGAATAATATAAACGTGCATTATGTTCTGTTTTTCAGTTTTTTTCTGGTTCTCAACTGTTACCGGTGCGCTGTAATTCTTGAGGATCTCATTACCTGTAACAAGGTATGCGTTGTCGCTTGTGATAAAATTTCTTGTAATAACTCCTCTGATTTCTCTGTCGAATGCAAGCTCATAGTCAGCGCAAGGAATGAGTAGTTTTTTTGCTAGCTCGCATGATATTTTTTCTGACCAGTCTTCACCATCTCGGGATACTGTATTGTTCTGGGCGTCTCGCGTTTCGATAGACTTAAATAAGTAATCATTTCCGGATGGGTCAGAGCACCAATATTTCGCTTTCGTGCCAAGTGGCTCAAACTCTTCATGTTTGAAACTCGAAATATCAAAAATTTCATACTGCAT